TTGCTCGACGGATGACACGGTGGCGATAGCCAGCGCGCATCCATCGACGCAGGTCGGCAAAGACCGCTTCGGAGACGGGGTGATCGAGCAGTTCGAGCCCTGGCAGACCGACCGAACCAGGGAGGAATGGCGCCACAGGCAGATACTGCTCGAGGCCGCGCGCGTGCGAGAGCCCGAGTGGATCATCTACTTCGACGCCGACGAAAGGCTGGAATGGGATGGGAAGCTCCCAGAAGATCCAGAAGTTGACGCTGTCTACTTCGATCTTTACGACGCCTACTGTACCGAGGGGAACAGTGATCAACTACTATCGCTTTCCACCGCAAACCGTCGTTTCGGTCCCGAATACAGACGGATCGTATTCGCATACCGTAATCTGCCCGAAATGCGATACTACCGTCCGGATCAGCGAATCGTCCATGGCTACCACAATGCGTGCTTTGGCGGCTGCTGTAAGCACTTCGGCAAAGCCATCTCCGTCGAAGAGTGGGAAAGCACCTGCGACTACTACATCCGATGGTTCCCCGAACCGTACAAGACGAAGTGGCGCGCGCGCAAAGGCAAAGCCATCCACACCGAAAGCGACTTCGGCCGCCCGCTCTACACGTGGGAAGAAGCAAAGGCGCACGCGGTCTGCATAGGCGGCCTTCCGTGGTAGAGGACCGGCACGAGGTAATTCGAGCCGCATGCCGCAAGAAGATCACGTTCTTCGCCGACCAGTACGTGTGGACGGAAGACCCGCAGGCAGAAGACACTCTGCGGAAGTGGCCGTCATTCGGCTACCTTTCCAGAGCGCTGGAGGAGTTCCGCGGGGCGAAGATCCTTGTGGTCTACAAGAAGTCGCGGCAGATGCTTCTGTCGTGGTGCGCGTGCGTCTACGCGATCTGGTTCGCCGGGTTCTTCGCATCCAGGCAGATCATGATCCAAAGCACCAAAGAGGAGGCCGCGAAGGGCCTGATACAGCGCATGGAGTTCATTCTAGCGCACCTGCCCGAGTATCTCCTCCCGTGCTCCTACACTGCAAACGCCGGGAAGATCACGTTTCACCACAAGCACGGTACGTCCTGGATCATGGCAGTGCCATCTGGCGCCAACCAGATAAGGTCGTGGTCTCCCACCGTGGTGATCTTCGATGAGTCTGCGTGGCAGGAGTACATCAGGAAGGCGCACGCCGCGGCACTGCCGGCAGTGAGGGGCGGCGGGCAGATCATCCACATCTCCACGCCGGGCGAGGCAGACAATGAGTGCGCAGAGTACTTCAAGAATCTCTGCCAAGGCGGGAAAAACAAGGTGTTGGAACTCCACTACTCGATGATGCCCGGCGCCACTCCCGAGTGGGCGGCGAAGATCCGCGAGGAGTACGGGTACGAGGACGACCAGTGGGCCCGCGAGATGGAAGGATCGTTCAACGTGGGTGGAGGAAAGCCGGTCTTCAAGCCCCCGTTCAACAGGGAGCAGTACGTGCAGCCGCTCGGGTACAATCCCGCGCTGGACCTCATCGTGGCTGTGGACTACGGGGTGCGGCATCCGGCGGCGGTGTGGTTCCAGTTCATCCCGTACACCTTCCAAATCTACTGCCTGCGAACGGTGACCGGAGACGATATCACGCTGCCGCAGTTCGCTCAGCAGTTGATCGCCATGACGAAGGCGCTCATAGCCCCGGTGCGGTACACGCCGTCGCTGAAGATGCGCATGTACGACGACCCGGCGGGGCAGTCGCGCAAGGACACCGGTGGCCCCACATCCAGGCAGGCGATGAACGCGGCGGGGCTCTATCCCTGCAACAGCAGCAAGAAGGTGATGGTCCGCGAGTCGGTGATGTTGGTTCGCGAGAGGCTGCAACCGCGCGTTGGACAAGACCTCAAGATCCGCCCAGGGATGCTGTTTGACCCGTCCTGCGTCAACCTGATAGACGCCATGGATGGAAAATACGCAGAGGACGCGAAAGTCCCCGATAAGTACAAGGGAGGCATTACTCAGCACGAGGTGGATGCCCTGAGGTACGGGTTGGCGGGATTTTTGCGTCTGGGGGATAGGTGACACCGGATGACCTTGTACTCGATCCATTCGAGGGAAGCGAGCCTGGTTTCAAGCCTATCAGCGTCGAGAAGGCAGATCACCCTCACGCGTGGGACGTAGTTCCATCGCCATACGACCGCCCGCCGAAGTATGAGCAGTGCCTCGTCTGCAAGAAGCGCAGGCCCATTCCGAAGCCAGACGTCCGGATATTCATTCCGACGCCGGCCAATGATCGAACGGGATACTGATGCCCGAGACACAGGCGCAGGCGTTCGAACTCTTCCATTCTCGCCTTGAATCGGTGGCGTCTGACTGGAATGACAGACGCCGCGAGTACATGGACAACTACCGGCAGCTTATGGGGAAGGACATCAGCGGGGGATCGCCCAAGCCGTGGGGCGCGAAGGTGAACTCCCGGCACACCTACGCTCAGGTGGACACGCACGTCGCCTTTCTCCAGGCGGGATTGATGCCGACGTTTCCATGGGTGTTTGCAGAGATGCCCGAACCATGGAGGGATCTGGCCCCGCGCGCGCAGGAGGAGTACAACCGCCGGCTGCGCGATGCCGGATTCTATCGCTTCCTCTACCGCTGGCTGCGTCTGGCAGACACCATGAAGTTGGGCGTCGCCAAGATGGGCTTCGGACCATCCGGCCCGCAGTGGAATCTCGTGCACCCAGGCAACTTCATGTGGGATCCGTCGGCTGAGAGCCTGCGCAACGATGCCGAATGGGTCCTGGAGTTTCTCAAGCGGCAGTCGAAGAGGATGGTGGAGGCTGACTGGAAAGCGGGTCTGTACACCTGCTCGCCCGAGGAATTTAAGCGGGTGATGGATTACTCCGACTCCGAGCGTACGGCGCAGGACGAGGAGCGCATGGAGCGGACGTCCAACGTCCCCGAGTTCGACGGCGACGACCACCACCTATCCTTCTACTGGATGGTGGAGCCAGAGCGGATTCTGAAGGTCCACGAGCCTACCAAGGTCGTGCTGATGGACATCCCCAACGAACTCGGGTACATCAACTACTACGACCTCACCACGTTCATGGAGCCGTTCGACATCGAGGGGTATGGCATCCCCGATCTCTCGCGCGATCTACAGGACGAGATCAACACCCTTCGGCGGCAGCGGATTGACATCCGGTCACTCGTGGCCAACCCCATGTTCAAACTGCTCAAGGGCTCCGGTCTGGACCCGTTCCAGCTCGTTTCCGCTCCAGGCGCAGTCTACAGCGTCAACAACTCAGATGACCTCTCCATGCTGCAGGTGCAGGACTTCTCAGGCACTCTTCAGTCAGAGGAGGGTCTCCTGGTAGGGGACTTTGATCGAGTGATCGGCGTGCAGGGCCAGACCCGCGGCGAGCCGGGCAAGGCCGGCATGAAGGCAACGGTCGCGAACATCATCCACAGCAACGTGAACGTCCGCATGGGCGTGACGATGAACCTGATCCAGGACTACCCGCTCAGGGCTTTCCTGGCGGACTACGTGAACCTATCGGCGCTCGTGGAGACGCCTTCCGCCATCACGATGCAGGAGTGGGAGCTGGTGCGCGAGCGCGCTGAGGCCGGCGAGGTGTGGCTGGTCCCGCATTCCGAGGCGTACGTAGGCAACGCGGTCGAGAAGTTCAACCTGCTGTTCCAGCTCCTCCAGGGCATCGCCCCGATCACGGCGCCTCCGGGCATCGCCGAATTGGCGAAGGAGATGATCTCCCTTGTCCAGATCCGCGATCCCGAGCGCATCACGCAGTATATCGTGGGCAACGTGAATCCCGACCCCGTCGCACCCCCGCAACTGCCCGGCCCGAATACGCAGGGGCAGGGCATTCCCATGGTCGAGGAACAGGCTCGCGCTGGCGCGCCCATGCAGGCCGGGAACCCGATGAGCGAGGCGATACCAGGGTGAAGATCAACGACAAGATCAGGAGCGGCGCGGAACTCGCCAGAATGGATCGTGAGAGGGCGCAGGTCGAAGCCCGCATCTCCTACGTGGCCCGCAAGGCATCGGTGGTGGGGACCGAGGCGTTCGATGTGCTGCGCACTGAGGTGGAGACCCAGATCACGAACTCCCTGGAAATCTGCCACCACGCCGACCCGAGCAAGGAGCCGACGACGATCGCCAGGGCCCAGGGCGCAGTGATTGCCTTGAGGCAGCTTCTCGCGGACTTTGACCTGGCGACGAAGCAGATGCGAGAGCTTGGAAAACGCAACCAGACGGAGGGGTAACTGCCGGCGAGCGCCGGCCCCCTCAATCCATACCAACCCCCGAAAGGGGTAGAAGGGCTGTAACGTGCCGGATGAAATGGACGCTGACGACCTCGACCTGGCGACCCTCGTGGACCAGGCTGGATCAGCAGACACAGACCCAAGCGACGCGGACGCGACGGACATCGCCCCGGAACCGGATCCTGCCGGCGAGCCCGGCGATGAAGCCGACGCACAACCCCCGCAGGGACAGGAGCAGTGGACGCCCGAGCGGCGCAAGGCGTACATCGACGCCACGTCGAAGTACTCCAGCAAGGTGAAGCAGTCGGAGGCCGAAAAGGCAGCGCTGCAAGCCGAGCGTGACGCCGTCAAGCGCGAACTGGACTTCTACAGGCAGCGAGCGGAGCAGCCTGCATCGCAAGCACCAAAGGCTCCGGACGACCCGGAGCATGCGAATCGCAGGAAGATCGTCGAGGATCTGTTCAAGGAGAGCGATCTCTACAAACAGATGCAGCAGCAGATCGAGCACACTGGCGCGACGGCAAGGTCCGTGATGGCGGCTCATCCCGAGGCCTACATCGACGCCAATGAGATCGACCCCGAGACGATCAAGGAGATCACGCCGGCCCTCAGGCAGATGGCGCGCGGGCAGAAGGATCTGACCCCCGACACCATCAAGCTGATGGCGGCGCATCTCGCGGCCCCCAAGCTGACGGCACAGTTGCAGGCGTTCAGGAAGGTGCAGGCACAAGCGCGCAAGCGCAAGGCCGAGAGTCTGCAGAAATCGCAGACGGCATCGTCCGGAGGCATGGAAGACGCGGAGAAGGCGTTTGGTGAGATGGGTCTGGAAGAGCAGGACAAGACGCTTGCCGTGCTCTTCGCGGACTACAAACTCCCGGACGAATAACCGCGGGCGTCTGGTGGGCTCCATAACAGGAGATCACCGCAATGGCTGTAACCATTCGAACACCGACGGTCAACACGGGCTCCGGCTCGTTGGGGCCGATGATATCGCAGCACTGGAGCCAGAAGGCGCTCCGGCAGCTCTATCCGTCACTCGTGATGGCAGAGCTGGTGATGGAAGGCGGAGACAACGCATATCTCCGCATTCCGAAGCGCAAGGGCAAGGTCGTACACTTCTGGCGTGACCCGGTCTTCTCGGCGGACTATACGTCCACCAACGAGTCGGCGGACGACCCCGCGGCCGCCAGCTACGTCATGAGCGCCGTGTCGGCGACCGTGGCGCAGTATCTCAAGCACTCGGTCGCATCCGACCTCACCGAAGAGATCGGCATCAAGTCGGCCATCGACCGGCTGGCGCGCGCGCACACGTTCGGCGGGCTCCGCACGTTCCACGGTCTCATCGGTGGAGCGATCTCCGCAGGCGGGACGGCCTACTACTGCGGCGATGCGACGTCTGTTTCAGACCTCACGGCGACTGACATCCTCACGACCCGCGAGCTCGAGATCATGGTCATGAAGCTCCGCGCGAACAACATCCCGGTCTATCCCGACGGGCTGTACAAGATGATCTGCCACCCCGTGGCGATCCACGAGCTCAGGGCAGACACGGGCACGAACAACTTCTGGGACCTGGTGAAGTACATCTCTCTTCACGAGGAGCAGAAGCGCATGTTCAACGTCGGGCGGAA